GGTATGTCACCTAACAGTTCTGCGGCGTATTGGTCGGTGGGTACGAATCGGTGTAGCCCGTAGATTGCGGCGACCGCTGAGGCAGAGACACGCTTGCGTTTCTGTTCGTCCCAGAATCGGACGGCTAGCCAGTCGGCTTCACCGTGTGTTGGTTTGGATATGCGGTAACGCTTCATGCGTTGCTCCCTTCGTTGTCCTTCACCAACCACCCTACATGTGGGTGATACGGTTTGTCAACTAAAAATCTTGAAGAATTTTCAGGTCACGCACCATACCGATAGGGATATGGATTGCGTGGATTCCTTCGGTTTTACAAAGGGTTTGCCAGAGTGTGACGTGCTGGTCTTTTGAGCCTGGTTCACCAACAGGGATGTGGTAGCCGACCGAGTTGACGATGCACTCGCCATCGTCGTCGTAGTCTTTGAGTTCGAGCCATCCGCCGTCAGACATGTGGGTGTCTGCCCATGTGACCATGACGATGGGGTAGCGGTTCCCTTGCTCCATGGGTTTAGGCTACCAGTTGGGCGTGACGCTGTTTCTGTTCGATGATTGCGCGGTCCAATGCCTGTAAGGTTTGGAAGAATTCTTCTTCTTCGGTGTGCCCCTGGACCCTTGCTCGGACGAGGTATTTACGGATGGTGTATAGCGTTTCAGTCGTCATAGGGATTGCGACGATAGCACCCCAACTAAACGCTTTACGATTCCTCAGTGATGAGTTTCGATATGCCTATCCAACTTGGCGTCGACACGGTCAATCTTGTCTTCGACGTTGCCCTGCTTCTTGTACACCATCTTCAACATGCCCATTACGACCTCATGGTCGGAGGCATTATCTTTCTTGAATTTTTGGATGACTGCGACTAGGACAGAAAAAGCACCAGCAACAACGGCGCTAAGAAAGACAGACCAGCCAGCATCCACATCAGACCGCCTTCGATTCCTTCCACGCCTTTACCCGCTCAGGCACATCATCGCCTGCGACATAACGCAGATGCCACGGCTCCGATGGGAGTACTTCCCACGAGAAACCGAACGAGGTCGCGTTCTTCGCAAGCCATTCCAGTCGTGCACCAGAAGCGTTAGCAATATCGATTGCGATGCCGTAATTATGCTGACTCGTACCAGGCACCGCCAGTTGCGCCAACTTTCGTGACTTTAGGTACCAAGCCTTGCCCTTGTAGATGCGTGGCTTCTGCTTCATCTGCTTCTTGTTTGGCTTGTCGGTGTATCGCTGGAAGAATCCGTACTCCTGAACCGCAAGCGAGCGATATGTGTCCGCTGGGCTAGTCGGGCTGAGGTCAATTCCTTCTGCGTTAGCGGCAGCGTCCATCGCCTCATATGCGTCAGCCGCACAATGATGCAACTGACCCTTGCCTTCAATCTTGCGAAGCAGGCTCGGGTCAAGTTCACCTGGCTCCACGTTCTTGAGGTGGGAGCACAACTTCACCTTGATGATGGGAAGTTTGGCGATGTCCACCTTCGCCATTATGCGGTCGCCTCATCCTTCTTCTTCGGTGCACCAGCACCAGCGAACGCGGCTTCAATTTCTTCCTTGGTGAGAGTGCCATCGACGCTGTAGCGGAGCAACTTCTCGATGACCTGGGCGCATGCCATGACGCCTGCGAGGGCGGCTGACTTCCAGAGTTCGACTCCGATGATTGCGCCACCTGCGACTGCGGCGAGAGCCGACGAGCCGAACAGGGCGAAGATGCGGAAGATGATGTTCTTCAACTTTTCCATTAGTCAGAGTCTTTCTGTGCGAGAGTGATTATCGAATGTAGCAGAATAGTGAACCCTGTAATCAGGGTTGCCTGCCGTAAGGTAGGACCCGAAAGGGTGATGAGAACCATGCCTGTACCTGCCCAGGTCCATGCGTTGTCCACAAGGTAGGTCAATACTTTCTTCATCAGTTTCTGATTCTAGTAGGTGGGGGCAGCATGGTCAGAACGGCTCCGATAGCCACCAAAGTACGGCGTGTCCCGACAGGGATGTTGGAGCCGACAGGGACGTAGGTGTCTAGACCCGTCTTGAAAATGTCTACGGTTTCTTCGAAGGTTTCACGGATTTCCTCGGGTGCATCCTGCACGGCTTCGACAAGGGCTTCAATTTGGGTGTTATCCAATTCGCTAACATCCAGCGCTTCGAAGATTTCTTCGGCTTGGCTGGTGCTAACTACAGCAAGCACTTGTGCGTTTGTGGCTAACTGGGCAGCCTGGTCGGGGCTGGGGGCGGTCTCCAAGATGGCGTCAACCGCTTTAGCGACCTGCTCAGTGGAGGCGTCAGGAGCCCCTAGGACGGGTTCGGGGGTGTCTGGGACGGTTTCGGGGGTTGCGCTCACGAGAGGGGCTGTGGACGCGACTGGTGGGATTGTGGTGGCAGGGGCTAGGGTGGTTGGTATCTGAATAGTGGCGGGGGGAGCGGGCTGTGTGGTTGGAGTTTCTGGCAGGGTTGTTGGGGGTGGTGGTGATTCCGTTGTGGTTGTTGGGGGAACGGTCGTGGAAGGTTCAGTCGTGGTTGATGGCGGTGGAGGTACCCATCCTTGTGTGGTTGACGTGGCAGGTGGCAACGTACTCGTAGTGGTTGCGACCTGAGTCGTGGTGGTGGTACTTTCTTCTGTGGTTGTCGTGGAAGGAGGAAGCGATGAAGTGGTTGACGTTGGTGTTTCTGTTGTCGATGTACTGGGCGCTTCGGTCGTCGAGGTCGTAGTTTCCTGAACTGTCGTAGAAGTGGTGGTCGTGGCAGGGACAGTCGTTTCTAGGACAGTAGTAGTAGAGGTCGTCGTCGGGGTCGTGTATTGCGTTGTAAATGCCCATTCAGGAACAATCTCCCAGTAGCCGTCGTCAATCTTCCATGCGAGCATATAGCACGTTCCGCCTCCAGCCTCAAAGAACCAGCCATCAAGAGGATTGGGTCCTGCGTCTAGTTCAAGTGTGGCGATAGGGGACCATGAGCAACCTTTGAGGTTCCATGTTCCGAACTCTTGACCAGAGATGTTGATGGTTCCGCCGTCATCTGCGGCAACCATGAACTGAATCGTGTCATGCTCAGGGATGTTGATGAACCCTGTGTAGTGGACCATGAAGAAGTCGTAGCCGCAGTCTTGGAATGGTTCACCGTTGAAGTTGCGGTTGATGTTGTTTTCGATTTCACTGCCGCAAGACAGGTAAACGTCATCAGACCTGATGGGTGGTATCTGGTCGATTGTGTAGCCGACAGCGTGTAACCCTGGTTCGGGTTCAGCGTTCGCCTGTTGTGGGAGTAACGCGAAGAAGGCGACTGGGAGGAAGACTAGCCAGCGGCTATCCCAGAATCGACGCAACTTCTTCTGCTGTCAAACCGAGTGCGGCGAGTTTGTTTAGGGCTGATGCTTTTGCTTCAGCCTTTGCCAGTTCCGCAGCCTCACGCTCTGCCTCGGCAGCAGCCCACGCTTCAGCAGCAGCCTCGCGGTCTGCGATTTCTTCTGCGGTGAGTTCTGCTTCGGTGATGATGCCCGTGGAGCAATCAACGATAAGTTTTGTGACCATGTGTTTATCCTAACTGTTCTTTATTCCGTAAAGAGATGCGGATGTGTATTGAACGAACTTGTAAGTGCTATCTAAATACAATTTGATTGATGAAATGGATGCCGTGTTTGACCACAGCCCAGCAATAAGTTCGGGGTATGCGGTCGTGCCATTCTGCTCGTGAACACTGTCTATTGAAAAAGATTTATTTGTTGAACCAGCATAGTTGGGAATATAAATTGAAAAATTTGTAAAGGTGCTAGAGGTGTTACTCGCAGCATTGATGTCCATGATTCTGTTGGTAGACAGATTGATTGAGCCAGCAGCGGCACCCGTTCCATACACCCATCTACTTGAATAACTGGAGGTGTTGCCGTTGAAACTGATGTTTGAGTAACTGAATGTTGCTGATTCGTCTGTCCTTACTGAACTAGCCAAAACAAGGTCGGTGTAGGTCTGTGGGATTGACCCGAACTCGATGCTCGCTGCGCCACCAGAGCCAACCGTTACCGATTGAATGAGCGTGTAAGTGTTAGCCATTACGCAGCCTTGATTCCGTACAGAGTGAAGGTAGAACCGATTGAGAAGGTGCGTGTCGAGGCAAGGTCAAAGGTCATAGAGTCAATCGCGGCAGTTGAACCCCACATACCAACAGTCGCATCCACACCGACAGCAGCAGCGTTCGCACGAGCCAACACCGTCTTGTTCGTGGTTGTGTTCGCATAGTTGAAGATGTTGATTGTGTGAACCGATGCACCCTGCGTAGTTGTCACCGCACCGTAATAGGTGAGAATGATGTATCCATAACCATCGGAACGAGTGTTGCGAATAGAACCAGCCGATGTTCCGTCACCATAGACAGATGTGCGTGAATACAATGCGGAACTATCAGCATTGAACGAGACATACAAATCTGACTGCACACTGGAGAACGCATTGACGACCACCACCAAATCGGTGTAGGTCTGTGGGATACTTGACAGCGTTACCGTCTGCACAGCGGAACCCAAAGTGGTTGTGCTAATCGGCTCATAGGTCGCTGGCATAACTATCCCTTTATCCCGTACAACGCAAAGTGTGAATACTGAGCCATATTGCTACCAATAAAAGTCACCTGAATACTTGTTACAGCAGAAGTGCTACGCCACGAACCAGACAAAAGCGTTGCCTTTCCACTCCCATTCAAATCTACACCAGACAAACTTCTCACAGTCTTGTATTTGTTTGTGTCTGCATAATCAAGAATATCAATGACAGCCACACCAAACATAGAAGCACTTGCGCTTGCAGCAGCAGACCTGCCAAGAAACATGTATGTGTTATTTGCTGTTGCACCAGATGTTGCGCTTGCTCCATCACCAGAAATGTTGTGGTCTGAATATGTTGAACCCGTGTCGCTATTCAGGGTAATTCGCAACTGGTCTTCTGTCGCTGCTCTATCCGTTCTGGCGAGGCAACGAAGTTGCAAATGCTTATAAGTCGCAGGAATAGAACTGAAACTAACCGTTGCGCTTCCGCCAGAACCAACAGTCGTTGTGGCAATGGACTCAAACGAGCCACGCTCCAAAACAAGACCAGACCCCAACCACTGCCCAACCAGGGTCGAAGGACGAGTACGCTTCCCGTAACCAGCAGCCATTACGAAATCCTCAAACTACTCGTACCAACAGTCGTGAAACTGTGAATCGTGTATCCACCAGAGTTTGTGATGGTTCCGCCAACAACCGTGTATCCCAGTTGCGATGCGATTGCTGTTGGGTAGCGAACAATCACGACACCAGAACCACCAGCACCACCAGTCTTATTGCCACCACTTGCTGTTGCAGAACCGCCACCGCCACCGCCCGTGTTGGCTGTACCTGCCACCCCATCAACATTCGACCCACTTCCGTTACCGCCACCACCAGCGCCACCTGTGCCACCACCGCCGCCAGCACCGCCACCACCACCGCCACCACCACGAGTGACAGCAGAACCAGTGATAGATGAAGACACACCAGCACCGCCGTTAGACCCAACCTGATTGCTGCTCAAATTAGAGCCAGCAGCACCAGCACCGCCGCCGCCAGAAGCCTCATCTCCACCAGACTGCGCACCCTTAGTGCCACCTGCATAGCCCTGATTCGCCGTACCAGAACCCTGAGCAGTAGTCGCATTACTTCCACCGCCACCACCAGAACCGCCACTACTTCCCTGATTGGACCAGTAACCACCACCACCACCACCCGTTGAAGTAATAGAACCGAAAACAGAGTTTGCCCCATTACCACCATTTGTGTTTGATGTGTTGTTTCCGACACCACCAGCACCAACGACAACCGTGTATGTGCCAGCAGTTAGCGTCAATATGGACTCCGCAGACGCTCCACCACCAGATGATTCACCACGCACAGACGAACGGTAACCACCAGCACCGCCACCGCCACCAGCAGTAGAAGTGTTCTGAGAACCAGAACCAGCACCACCACCAGCAATCACAAGATATTCAATGGGCAAACCTTGCAGCGCAGGGTTCATCCAGTAATTCACATACTGGCTAACCCTCGACCGCTGGTCCCAACGCAAAGTCATTGGGAACCTACGCCGTAATCTGGTTTACGAACCCGTGAATCGTAATCACGTTCGCCGTCGCAGCAAACGCACGAACAATCAACGCCGTAGCGTTACCCTTCAACAAAAGTCCAGGGGCAACAAGCACCAAACCAGACTCAGCCGCAACAGTCAACTCAATCAAATCGTCAGGCGCAGTCGTGCCACCCCACTCAAGGGTCAACTTCACTGCTGACGTATCCGTGTTCTGTGCGTACAACCAAATCTCATCGTAAGTTGTAGCGGTCGTCGAACCCGTGTGAATCGTTGTACCAGCAGTAGCGGTCGCGGCAACCTTGATTGCGCGACCGTCCGTTGAGCCACTCAACTTGACCTTGGTGTATGTTGCCACTTACGCTCCTAACTGAAAACCTGAACTTGAAGAACATCCGCACCTGCGGCTGGTGCAGTCCATGTTACAGCATTACCTGAACCGTTAGCAGTCAACACATAGCCAGCCGTACCAGCAGTCAACCAGTTCACACCATTCGTCGCAGTCGAATCAGCCACAAAGATGGTTCCGTTTCCGCCGACAGCGAGACGGTTCAAGACCGTGCCATCGGTGGCAAGCAGGTCGCCCTTTGTGGTCAGAACAGATGCGACTCGGTTCGCCTGGTCTGCATCGACGGCGGTGAACACTGGGTAGCAGGTTGCACCAGCCGAGTGCGATGATGCTGTCGTGCCATCGACGCCACGGGTGATGGAGGAAAGCGATGAGCCCGAACGAGAAGCAACAAGCACTTTTTCTTCAGTGCTTAGACCTGGGTCGATGACCATGTAGAACGGTCCGTTGGTGGTGTTGTTCCAGTTAGTGACGTCACCTGTGAGCAGGGCAGAGGTGTCGGATGAGTTGATGGCGTTGGTCAGGGTGCATGCGGGTGCTGCGCCTGCGTATGACCGTCGTGTTGCGTATGCCATCTAAACTCCTAATCCGTTACCGAACGCATTATAACAGTACAGGTTCCCTCTAGGTCCCAGTTGGATTGGAACCCGTCAATTATTTGGAATTCCAGGTCCTCTACCACTACAGAAAATACTTCGGCATTTTCTTGATAGTTTACCACGCGCGGGTTGGTGACCAAATCACGCAGGGCTTCTAGTTCTAGTTCGACATCAAAATAGTATTCGGAGTCTCGGACCCTGATGCGATGGTGCATGAGGATGGGGACTCGGAAAACTTGGCTTCGGGCTGGGGAGGCGTAGGCTCGTGCCATCCAGCGGGTCATGGTTGGTCCTTCGGTTGCGGAAGCCCGTGCCAACTCCAACTTGAACTTCGCTTCAATGAATTTGGCTTGCGGACCAGTTGACACTGATTCGGTGGTGAGTGGCTTGTCGTGCGCGGTAAGAGATGCGTAGTCTGCGGAGTCCGCCGAAATATACGGGGTAATAGTTCCGACCAAAGGCTGGGTTCGGATGTCGAATTTGGCTACGAACTTTCGGTCAGGGATGCCCCAACGGTAGATTCCCGTAATGATTTCTCCTGTGGCAACAAGGTTTGCTGAGTCTTCAACGTAGACGCCGTCTCCAGAAACAGAAAAGATGCGTTTGTTGGAAAAGGTTGTGGTCGACAGAATGTTTGCGGTTGTTGAGTGCATCAAGTCTGACGCGTGTGCGGGGGTGTTGGCGGCAATAAAGGTGCCAAGGTCGAGACGTCCGAGCCCGCCAGAGAAGCCATCGTATTGTGCCCAGGTAAACCAAACGTATCGGTCTTCGGAGGTGAATTCTCTTACTGCTCCTGTGGTTGGGATGAGTTGTCCTGCGGTGAGGTTTGATGCGGAATCTGCGGTCGCGTAACGGACACCTTTGTTTGTTCCGATAAGGATTGCGCCAAGGTAGGAGGAGATTTCTGTTGGGTATTCTCCGAATGGAAGTTCAAGTGCGACAACAGGGGTGTCAAGTGTGCCGTCTGATTTGATGGTCAGTTTGTAGATTGCTCCGTGCGAACCTGAGTAGCCCGCGATATAGATGGCGGTTTGTCCTGCGGTTGCGCCAATCCATTCGAATGACGAAACGGGATGTTCGTAGTCGTCTGCGCCGACGTTCCCTGATGGGCTGAAATATAGGTCGTTGCCGTTGCCTGCCGAGGCTGCGCCTGTGACGATGAAGAAACCTTTGACGAAGTCGATGTATCCGAATTCGTGTCCATATGCGACGTTAGAGGCTACACCTGCTGGCGTGTATTTCCACAGACCGTAACTGCTGGTGAGACCTGGGTAGGTGATGTAGACGTTGGTGCCGTCGGTTGTCATGTCGCGCGGGGTGGCGGCAGGCAAACCAGTGACGGTCGTCCAGGTTGGGCTAGATGCGAATGGGTCTGTCGTATATTTGACGTCCGCCCCATCAAGAACATAAACACGGGTGTCTGTTGATACAAGAAGAAGTTTTGTGTCTGACGAGTTCAGTGATTCTTTGACTGCGTTGAGAAGCGTCAACTGTCCTTTGGTCCACGGGTTGACGCCCTTGCTGGTAAAGAACCTATAGTCTTGTGCCTCAGCAGTATCCGCATACTTTTGTCCTGCACCGTAATGCCATGACACTTCGCCTCGACGCCACAAACCCTGCGGGTTGATAGCGGCTTCACCTGGGGCAGTTGACTGGTCAACAGAGTCACGGACACGCGGCTCAAAACCTCTAGCGAATGTTCCAGCCTTTTGGTCAACAAGGTAGGGGCGTCCGTTGATGGCGATAGGGAAGATGTCGGGGACAAGTTGGGTTGTGGTTCCGCCCGAGAAGAATTTTGGTGCGGGGATGAACGCATCCGTGAACCTGTACAGGGTGTCAGCCACTGTTTAGTCCTTGTTGAGGAAGGTGGGGTATGCCCTTGCGAGTCGTGCGGCTTCAGCCTGGATGCGGTCGCGGCGCAAACGAAGAAGGTTCGAAACAGACCCAGCGACAGCGCCAGCAGTAACTTCGTCGGCGCGACGGGTGTCGCCTTGGGATTCGGTGAAGTTGCGCTTGATTTCTCGTGGCGACATCAAACGAATCTGCGCACCCAACGTCACAATATCCGTGACCGAATCCTGGACGCCGCAAGTGCTGTTGATGTCGGTGGCTTCGGTAGAAGCGCTGCTGTATGGTGCCTTGTAGACGATGCGGAGACGCCCTGGGAACACACCCTGGTCAAAGCGCAGAGCGAATCCTGATGGGAAGTCGTCGGTTGGGACGTCGCGGACGAGGCGAACCTTGCGGGCGACAGGGTAATCATCTGTCATGTAACGCACAGAAACCTGAAGGATGTCAATGATGCTGGTGACACCTGTCAGGTCAATCATGCTGTCGGAACCGTTGTAATCCAGGTTCATGCTCGTCACCTTGAACAGCCCGTGCATCGGAGATGAAAGGTCGGCAAGTTCGTCGTTGATTGCTTCAAGCACCTGTGCGCGTGGGAAGCGCGGGGAGACGGTGACGATTGCGTTGGCGCTATGGCTGGCTGCGGTCGTCCCGTTGAACCCGCGCTGAACAGTCAGAGTCTTAGTGTTCGGGTCGGTTTCCCAGATGTACATGACTTCTGAGTCGATTTCGCATACTTGTCCTGGACGCAACCCTTCCAGGTTGTATGACACAGTTACGCTCGTCGTGGACGAGTCAACACTGGAAGCCAGTTTGTTGCGAGCCTCGACCGTTCCTGAGAGCAGTTGGCGCAACGTCCTGTCAATGACGGTTGCGGCTGTGGTCACTTCTTCTTTTTAGCCTTCTTCATTGGCTTGCCAGACTTCTTGGCTTCCTTCTTAGCGGCAGCCATGCCAGCCTTTGTGTAAGGGAATTCCTTTTTTCCGACCATCGGCATAAATACTCCTTGACTCTTAGTTCAGTGTAGGGGAGTTTACCACGCCTTACAGGACCAGTATCTTGCCTTTGTCTTAGGACCTGGATTATCGCAGTTGTGGCGGGCACGGAAATTCTTGCGGCGACCAGGCTGCTCCTTTTTGATAGTCATGTTCGGGTCGCCAAACATCACACGCTTCACCTGCTCGCCAGCCGACACATACACCACAGACTTCTTACGACCGTACCCTGGCTCACCCTTTCTGATGGGGCGCGGACTGTTCAGCGAGACGTTCTTGCCTTGATACTTAGCCATTGCGTTTTGCCCATGCGTTGTCGACGAGGTTCGGGTAGGGACGCCCAGCCTTCTTTGCTCGTGCTTTTGCCGCAGACTTCTGGGATGCCGTCAATGGGGTCGATTTCTTGTTGGGGTTTTTGGTGTCCCAAAACTTTTTCTTTGATGGCATCTTGGCTAATCCTCCAGCAGATACCCTGATTCTTTCAAAGCATCTCTGACGTTCAACACTACATGATAGGTCTGCCCAGGGACAAGGTCTATGTGGTGGGCACCGATGTCGGCTTTGATGCGGCGGTTGACCCTGACGGCTGTGGTGACGTCCCCTGCCCGCACCCAGTTGGAATCAACGGTGTTGCTGGTGGGTTTGACGATTTGGAGGAGTTGGTTGGCTGAGGTTTCCCAGTTGAACGCAGCGGTTTCTGGGGCTGTGTCTAATGCTTGCTGGGTGTAGCGGTCACGGTTGTTGTACATGTCCCAGAGGGCTTCGGCTAGTTCTTCTCGGTTGGGTTCTTCCCAGTTGCCGATGTCCGACCACTTGCCGATTGTTGCTGGTTGCGGGGTGGCGGAGATGCGGTGGGTGGCGAGGTCTGAGAATTCGCGGTGACCGTGGGCATCCGTGAGAATGGTGGGGATTCCTGCGGACATTGCTTGGAGAGGCATAAGTCCAAAGCCTTCGCCACGGGAAACAGAAACGAAACAGTCCATGCTGTGCATGAGTGCGGCTTCTTCTTCTAGGGTCATCCAGTCTCGATGCACTACCACGTTCGGGTAGTCGATGCGTTCTGGGGCAGACCTATATGGCGGAACTATCTTGATGTGCAGTTCAGTGTTAGGCATACCTAACATGTTGAAGACTTCTAGGACAACATCAAGTCCTTTGCGGTGCCATTCGGACCCGCCACACAGAATCTTGAAGCGGTCCGTTTTCGGTTGCGGGTTCGGACACCAGATGGTGCGGTCTACGCCGAGAGGTATGACGTGGACATTGTCATGGTATTGGGAGAACAGGTCAAAGTTGTGGAGGCAAGGGACGATGACGGTTTGGAATTGCGGGAGGTACTCGAAGAATTTGGGTGGGAGTTTGTCTGATTCCCACATGGTGAGGATGGTGGCTTTCTGCCCGTGATACCAGCCTTTGACCATGTCTGGTTGCATCGCATACACCACATGCTCGGCACGGTCATTCAAGGTGACTTTGGTGGCGAGGGTGTCTCTGAGTGAGACGAACATGCGACCGTACCCGACATGGGGTAGGTCTGGTCCGATGAACGCTAAATGTTTGGCAGTATCCCCGTTTCTACCTGCCATGATTCCTGCGCTTTCTTCTCAACTTCGGCTGCACCATCTATCTTTTTCGGCTGTAATCCGTTTGCACGGAGCCGCTTATAGGCGGGCATGTCCTTGTTCCAGTTTCGTTCCGTCTGATTTATTGACGCCACCTTAGCGCCCCGCGACGTCGTCGAGTTGGTACCCATTCGGACACCTGCGACCCTGCAACCGAAACAGCCTTCGACATCCAGGTTGGGATGGGTTTCTCTGTGCTTCACGATATGTATGCTCCGTATCCAGCGGCGGTCAACGATGCAACCTCGGTTGCGTCCACTTCTGTACTGTGCCCACCATAGTAAACCTTTGAGATGAGCGTGTAGTCGGATGGTTGGCGTTCGGTGTAGGTGCCGTTGGTGAGCAGGAAGATGTTTCTTCCTCTGCCCGAGGCTTCAATATGGACACCGAGTTTGTTGGCGATGCGTTCTTCTTTGCTGATGGGCAGCATGGACATGACATCTTGAATGATGGCTGGTACGACGAAGTTGTCTGTTGGTGGGGTGAAGGTTGCCATTAGGTGATGCTGGCTCCGTATCCTGCGGCGGTGAGTTCGGTTACTTCTTCGTCGGTCAAGAATATGTCATGCCCACCGTAGTAGGTGCGGGTGATGAGTTCTGGGCGTCGCGGGTCTGTGGTGGTGTAGGTGCCGTCGCTGAGACGGTAGAGGTTTTTGGCTCGGATGCCTTGCGGGGTATGGGCGAACAATCTGTCTGGTGCTTCCTCGGAGAGGCGTTCAGCGAATGGGTAGGTGCGGGTGGTGGGGACTCGGAAGATGTGGGACTTCAGCCAATCGGCTGTGCCACTTCCGCTTCCCGAACCTGTGCAAGCACGCTTGAGCGCTCTAGCGCCGACCGACGTATCCGTACCCGCGCCCGAGCCAGTTCCCGTTCTGAGCGCAACAAGAATCCGTGTCGTCGACGACCCGCCAATGCCTTGACCGCTGCTGGTTCTAAGTACAACACGGGTGACGACAATAGCAGATGAGCCCACACCAGAACCTGTTGCAGTGCGAGCAGGGTTGATATTCCAATCTGCCGTCCCTGAACCTGTGCCTGAACCTGTAGCAGTGCGCAGCGCGACCCGCACACCTGATGCTTGCGACGTGCCAGTTCCCGAGCCTGTCGCAGTGCGCTTGTAAACCCGAATAATGTTTTCGATTGTTGAAGCAGAACCAGCGCCAGACCCCGTAGCAGTACGAATTGCTATAAGCACTCTGTTTGCGGTAGCCGTTCCAGCCCCTGAACCTGTAGCGGTTCGTTGTTTGAGGATGTTGGCTGTAGCCGATGCGGTGCCTGTGCCTGTGGCGGTTGCGGTAACAGTTACTGTGGCGCGAACACCCAAATAGAAACGTCCGCCGTTGCCGTAGAAACCCGTGTGGTAATCGACGAGACGGTCAAGGCGGCTGACTACGCGCCCTGATGCGGTTTGCTGTGTACCGTTCCCTGGACCTGTGGCGGTTCTGGAGACTGTGCGGAAATAGGTCGCCCGATAAAACGGGTGGGTATCAACGAATCCTTCTGTAAATCCTGTTACCGCAGTGATAGCCATAAGGGGTTATCCCCTAACGGCTAGTCGAGCGACAGGGTGAGAGAAGTGATTTGGAACGTGTCGCCAGCAGTAACAGCGGCGGAAGAAGACAGAGAACCAGTCCACAGACAGTTGCCCGTAGAAGCATTGTCCCAAAGCGACCAATGTGTGTACGTTTCTGTTGCCGCGACGTTGGTCCATTCAAGAGTCGCAGAAGAAGCCATCGAACCCGATGATGCAGCCGACCAAGAAACAGACTTGCGCGTGGTCTCCGTGGCGGCGTTGCTAGTTCCTGCTTCGCCTGGGTCGCCAGTGTGCAACTTGACGTAGGTGGTCGTGACAGCAAATGACTGGTTCCTTAGCGTGTCAAGTAGTGCGTTTTCGGCGTAGTTGGAAATTGACATCGCTAAAAGTGTAGCAAAAAGAAAAGCCCCCCGCCGAAGCAGGGGGCTTCTCTGAACCAGACTGGGTCTAGTTAGTTCGTGCCGATGCTCGAAGACGATTCGATGCGACGAAGCGAAGCCTCGCGGAAGCGACCGTAGCCACCCAGCCAGTACCAGCCCAAAGGCTGCAAGCGCATGAGGTAGTCGGTGACGTTGCCGCGGACAATCTTCGGCACTGCGCCGTTTCCGTCCTGCGTCGAGAACGCCTTGGCGAGAGCCTGACGTCCCATGATGTGCGTGCAGTACACGTCCACGGTTCCCGTTGAACCCGAGCCGTCCGAGGCGTTCTCGAACACCTTGGCGCGTGGCGTCTCAATGAAACGAACCGACTCGAAGAGTCCGATTTCGCCGTTGTAGATGCCCTCTGGGTTGACGTAGTTCGCTGGCGTGCGCCATGCGGCTGCGTCGGTTGCCGAACGGAAGTCGTACGACACGTCTGGGTGGATGAAGCCCATGTACGAGCCGTTGAACGTGGCAACGTTGGCTCCTCGCAACTGTGCGACAACCTTGCGGACGTCGTCAGCGGCGATGATGTCTTCTGCTGCGACCGTGGTGCGGCTGGACGGGGTGCTGCTGCCACCCGTTGCGTACACGACGTTGGTGCCGCCTGCGAGAACTTCGCGGACGACCTGGTCCATCGAGTCGCCAGCGTTGTAGCCGATGATGTTGGCTGCTGCCGAGTCAACGTCGAGGAACGCGGTGCCACGCAACTTTGCGGTGGTGACGACTGCGTTGCCGTACTCGTTGAGGGTGACGGTCACCTGGCTGTCGGACAGCGCGGTCGGGGTGACGTCGGTGACCTCGTTGAGGGTCGACGTCGCGGCTGCGATGTCAGAGAAGATGGTGAACGTGACGCCAGAACCAGGCATTGCCTGGGCGACTGGCTGGATGTCTGCTGCCTGGTCGAACAGGAGTTCCGAACGCAACGCGAAGTACGCGAGGCGGTCAAATGCAACCTGGTCGATGGACAGAGACGAGGTAGTGGTTTCGCCTGCCATTTTGGTTTTTTCCTTTTGTTAGTAGTTTGCGTTTCCTAGAGCGATTCGTGCTTCTGCCAGGATTGCATCTACTTCTTGCGGGCTTCGAGCCTCGCTGATTCGCCTGCTCCAGTCGACTGGTGGCTGTGCGGTTTGAGCGCCCGCAGCGATTTTGTTGGTTCGCTGCCACGCCTGTGCCTCATCAGCCGTTGGTGTCGTTTCGGGGGGACTAATCAAACGCGCCTCAACTGCTGCTTGCCTGATGGCTTCTGGGTCGAGGTTGCCGTCGTAGCCTTTGACGAAGTACTTTGCCATCGGGTCGGTCGGGTTGATTCCCGCCTTGACGAAGGCTAGTTCTCGTTTTGCGGCTTCGGCTTCTGCTACCTGCTTGCGCAGGGCTTCGGCTTCCTTTTCCAGTTGCTTCATCCGCGCTCGAACTGGGTTCTGCGTGGACTCCATCTGGTCGTCGCTTTCGTAGTTGTCAATTTCTGACATATGGCACTCTCCTTTTACCCACACCACAGCGGAGGACTGTGGCGGCTGTATGTTGATTGGTCTCCCCGTATGCACCATACAAGTCGGGGGGCGCTTGTACAGGTAGTTGAACTATAACACAGTTATTGTGCGTGTCTACTATTGCCCTACAGTTGTGAGTCCTGTTTGTTGTCCGCTTGCTCCTGCGAATCCGCCGCCTTGTTCGAAGCCTGCTTGTCGTCGGCGGCGGCGTTGCGCGATGCGTCGTGCGGCAGCCTGTTCATTGGTGAAGACTCCTGCGAGGATTTCTTCCTGGGTGATTTCTTGTTCACCGATGTTGGTGCGGAACAGTTCTGCTTGTTCACCGATTTGGCTGAAGCCTTGCTGGGCTGCGGCTTGGGTTACGCCTGAAAGAGCGAGGTTTTCGGCTTGCTGGGCGGTGAGGACGATGTTGGCGGTGGTGCGTGCTTGGGCTGCGATTTGGGCGGAGCGTGCTTTGCGTTCGATTTCGGTGGTGGTTTTGGCTGGGTCGAGGAAGTATTCGACGAGTTGGCTGTCGTCGATTCCTGTGAGTCGCTTGAGTTCGTTGACGACGGTTGGGGGTGCGTTGACTACTGCGTTGTACCCCTGCTGGATTCTGTCTGACAGTTCATTGGGCGAGATGTCATTAGCAATGAACTTGGCGAAATCGTCTTGGCTGTCGTAGAACCCGCGACGCAAACCCTGATTACGAAGAACAGTCTTATACTGCTCTTCCTGGTTGACGTATTCGGCTTCAGACAACTCCGACAAGCCTCTTGCAACACGGTCGGCGTTACCCTTGAACCGCTGCTTATAGATGTCGGTGTTTCGGACCGCACCGAATAGTGCGTCTGTGGTACGAGCGATGGTCGGGTCTGCGATAATTGCCTTGTTCAAAGTATCGAACAGGTTTTCGAGACCGTAACGGCGGAGCGTGGCGCGAAGTTCGTCGGCTGCTGCACCTGATACTGGGAGAACGGTTGGTCCACCGCCTCCACCGCCCCCGCCGCCTGCTGGGGCGATACCGTAGAACGGGTCACCTGGAGCACGTCCCCATGCGTCAAGAACCACTGTTGCTGGTTCGACAATTGTGCGGTCCCTGGTGACTGTGCCTTCGGTTGCGGCTGCCCGCGCGGCTGCGGCACGGGCACCAGCATCTTCGGTAATTTCACTGAATGGGGATGTCATTGACATTTAGCCACGCACCTTTCCAAATCCGCGAATAAGCGTAGACGCCACATCACGATACACGTTCTTCGCCTCATCAGTCTTCTGCCACTCAGGAAGAGTACGCAGAAAGGTAGCCCACTCAGTTCCGTTCATCATTCTCGTCTCCCCACTATTCGGGTCCTGGTAGGTGAGAAGACGCCCCCACTTGTTCGTGTCACTGAAGTCGATGTCATTGGGGTCGATGTTGAGGACGTCTGCCGCCACCGACCTGTAGGTTGCGGTTGCTTGCGCCACCGTTCGACCCTGAGCAAGTTGACCCTTCAGGGCTGGATAAAAGTTTTCTGCATCTTGACGGAAGTTCTCTTTGATTTGTTCCTGGGTCATGGTGCCAGCAATAAGTTGCTCAGCATATTTTGCTGCGAGCGAATCATTCAAACGCAGCCCGTAGTCGGATGCCAGTGTCTTGATGGTTTGAGCGTCCTTGCCTTGTGTTGCTGGGGTGGCGGTGGTGCCAGCCTTGCCAGTTTTGGCGACTTCGGTTCCGACGTAACGGTTTAGTTCGTCGGTGTTCCAGTCGTACTTGACGGCTTGGGTGGCAAGATTGTCAATGGCTGCTGGAGCCAAACTGTACCCGCCCTTGGCGACGAGGTTTTCGATAGCGATGCGCTTGGCAGAGATGTTGTTTGCGAGGGTGGTCGGGTCGGACGCCTGCAACTCGATAAAGGCACGTTCCTTGGCGTCTTTGGTGCGTGACCATGCGGTTGACTTGACAGCGTTGAGGAAGCGGTCTGCGGTGTATTTTTCTTTGACAGCCTTGTCGATGATGGTTTTGAGTTCTGGTACCGAGTTGTAGAGTTCTGCTATCCAGCCGTATTCTTGGCGAGCAAAATCAAGCCATGCTTGGGAGCCTTGTTTTGGTGGTGTGTCGGTAGCCATTGTTATCCTTGCAACCATTCTGACAGAGCGCCCATGTAGGAGAGGTAGTCGTTGGCTTCTGATTCTACGGGCATCTGCTTTTCAATCTGGCTAGCAGCAAATGTCTCTGCCGACTGCGGGGCGGTGATGGTCCCACCGAGTGCGGAGCGCTTCTGATACTCCATCATCTGCTTCTGATAGGTCTCGACCATTCGGTTCAAGTCTGCATCTGGAACGGTGCGCCCGATGGTCGACTGTGCCGCCTTGGTGAATACGGCCTTCAGGTCGTCTGGGTTGTCGAGACGGTAGGTGGGGAGTTTGGTTGCGGTTTCGAGTTCGGGGTATTCGGCTAGATAGGCGAGAGCCTGGTCGAGTGATTTACCGCGCAACGGACCGTTCGGGTCAGAGTTCAAAATGTTGATTCGAGTGAGAGCCTTACCGAAATAGGAACGGAGTTTGCTGTCGGAACGATTGTTGACGTTGCTCGGCTTGTAACCTGGGAACGCTGCCATCAACTGTTTGTTGTATGAAGCAAGTTTGTCTGTGGACACCTTGTACAAAATGTTGATGTCTTTGGTCGTGAACGTGTATGGCTGGTCAACCGTTCCCCACGAGGTTGGAATCTTGTAGTTCGGGTCGACTCCACCCATCGGGCTTCCAGCAGAATCTCCGCCAAGGGAACCAGCACCTACTGGGTCTTCGAACACGCCCGAACCGCCACCTTCTTCCATTGGTTTTACGTTTCTTGGAGCCATCACATTCCTATTTCTGCTGGTTCGAACTCTCTTGACAGTATATTTTCCCACAACGGCGCAAAGTCTGGGTAGGTATCCACCAACTGTTCACCGATTCTGGTCAACTGTGCCCGCATCGCACCAGCGTTCTTAGCCTTACGCCAACTGTCATTAGCCAGCGACGGGTCCTGACTCGTTGCCAGGTCGATGCTGCGCTTGCGGAAATCCCAGTACTGCTGCAAAGCCTTACCGCCATCAAGTTTCAAAACGGCAGGGTCCTTGACCATCTTTTCAATCTGTCGAATCTGGTTGACCAGTTCGCGTTCAAGTTCTCCGCTAGTTGCAGCAGGACTCCACATAGGGAACTGCGTCTTCAGTTCGTCAGACTTTTCCTTGACAAGCGCCTTGAAGTTTTCTGAACGCTTTACCTGTTCCTCGGTGAAGCCTTGCTTGGCTCCAATGTTCACCAACTGGTCTTTGAAATGGTTGTATTGTGCCCAGGCAAGGTTGTTGAGTGCGCGTTCCTGGCGTTGCTCAATGTCGCGCGGCTTGCGCAAACCCGATGAACCTTGCGCCCTGTACGCCGCGGGGTCATATTCGCCTGTTTGTGGTCCAAGCCAGCCAGCGACAAGCGGATATTTGTCGACCAGCCCAGGGTTAGCGGACTGCCATTGGGCGTATTCCCTGGTTACTTGGAGTCCTGGCGCAGCCTGTGTCGCCCCAGCCAAGAACACCCACGCCCCGTCGCCGTACTTGTCGAACAATGCGACTACGGCATCGGTGTAGGAGCCACCGTTTTTTCTGGCTTCTTCTTGCATTTTGCTGAAGTCATCAAGCACCTGACCCTGGGTGACGTTTTCTGCGCCAATCTCGGTGAAGTATTTGGTGTATGAGGCTCCTGGCAGAAAGATGCGTCCAAGTGCTTTGATGGCGAGAAGGTAGTCGGTTTTGGCTACAGCGTCCTCAATGATTGCTTCGCGTTCTTCTGCGGTAAGAGGAAGACCACGCCTATTTGCTGCAATATTCGTGAGAACGGCATTGACCGTGGTGGCTCGGATGGAGTCGTTTGTTTCGGTAGAAGAAAGTTGCTGGAGGTTGTCAAAAAAGTCTGTGCCTGTTTTTCCTCCGCGGGAAGCGGCTGCTGCGATAAGCCCCTGTCCCCAGGCTGGGACCAGATAGTCCGCAATTTTGGAACGGGTTTGTGGGTCACCGAACGGGAACACGGTAGCCCTCAACGACTGGAAAGCCTGGTTATTGGGGAGGATGCTGTCCATAACCATTGCGCCGACTCCGAAGAATCCTGGTACTGGAGACCCGAGAAGGCTCAGGTTTCTGGTTCTAATTCGTTCTTGTGCGTTCAAACCTAGGAGCGCATACACCTCTTTCGAGAATGGGATTGCAACACCCTGTTCACCTGTGTCTTCGTCGGTGTAAAGAACACCAGTGTTTTCGAGCGCTTGCTGACCAACCCGTACTTTTTCGAGGGCGCTTGGCTGTTCAGCCATTGCCCTCATCCACACAGACCACTGTTCTACCCATGCGTCCATAAACGCGAACGTCAAACTGTGGCGATAACCGACATAGGAACGGTTAGATGAATCGAATAGGAGTTGGTCGACCTTTTGGTTGCCGTACATTTCACCCAACACTTCAACCTGTTTGCGGGTTGCTGTGCCAGTGGCGAACTGCACTTCTTCCCTGATGGAGTCACGCAACCATTTTGGAGCGTCGCTTTGTTCCAATGCGTCAGCCATTTTTGCTGCTTCTTCTGGCAACATGGCTGGCATGAGTTCGCGGATGCGCTTCCATTTCTGGTAGTCCTTGTATGGTCCACGAGCGTATTTTGCTGAGGCGTTTCGATAAAGCGCAAATGCCCTTGTGAACAAACGGTCTTTGGCTTGAATTGCGTCTTGCGCAACTTCCGCGGCGAACGGGGCGAATTCGGGGCTGTTTGGGTTTTGCAACAAATTGTTTTGCACCCACGTTCTGAATTCTGTGGTTGGTTCGTACAGGTTGACGGTTCGAACCGTTTTTACTTTCCATGCGTTCGCGTCAAGCACGGGGTTCTTGCCCAGTTTTCCTGTTGCGACAACACCGATTGCGACTGGGTCGCCAGCGGTGCGGGTCAAAATATCTTCAAGAATGGTGCGAATCCACACCATTTGACCTTCCATGCTGGTCAATGGGGTGATTGAGGACATGCCTTTTACGCCCTGTGTGCGCAACATTTTTGCCCAAATATCCTCAAACACTGGCTTCAAATCGCCGTAAAGGAAACGGTTGGGTAGTTGTTCTACTGCGTCTTTCCCGCCAGCAAGCATGGCTCGTGCAACCTCCCGATATTCGGGGGTGTCGGACATTTGGACTAGGTCGCGGGCAGTCCCCGTAACCCAGTTTTTGTTGCGCTGGCTTTTCGGGTCAATAATTTGCTGACCATTGAAACCAATCTGAATATCTTTTTGTACTGATTCTGGCATTTGACGGACATAGTTCAATACCGATGGGTCGCCATATTGGTCAGCCATCAAACCTTTTGACAGTTCCGCCATCTTGCGCCCAGTGCCAGGGAGTGACTCGTTGATTCGGTCATTGAACAGGTCAATCTGCGCCTGCATTTGTTCTTTCGTTCCGTTTTCTGCAACAAACTTATCGAGTTCCTTGCGTAAACGGTCTGCGGTTACTGAATCACCTACGGCTTCAGCCGACTTGATTTTGGCGACAAGGTCGTCGTAGTGTTCAAGTTTCGGCATCAGTTTTTGAATTTCTTTTGCGTTTTTGATTTCCACGCCGAACGTGTTGATGTTGACATGACCGTAAGCGCCGAGTGCTTTTAGCGCAGATTCGTCAAGGGATTCGGTTACAGCGATTCGGAGGATTTCGTCTGGGAGGATTCGGGTGACCATTCGAATTGGGAGGGGTGCGCCGAGCGCTACTGGCTTCAGGTAGTTCGCCTGGATTTTTTCGAGCCAAGAAAACTTTTTATCTGACAACATGAAGTTGACTGTCCTGGCGATTCGTTTTGCGTTTTCTGGGCTTACACCATTAGCAATCATTGCGGTTTCGTCCCTGAATGGGGCGAACGCCTGATATGTGTTTGTTACAGCCAGCACCACTTCACGGAACTTTTCTGGCGCGACCATCATGAAACCTTTTTGCATCAGGTCTGTTGAGCGCAATACTTCCGCATCGGCAAGCCATGGGGTTGGATAACCACCACCTACAGCGGTGAAAGACCACTGCTGTACGTCGTCTGTTTTTCCAGCCCAATCCGCTACTTCGTCAATAAAGGATTCTGGTACACCCTTCTTGCGGAGTTGTGGCGCAATGATGGTTTTGGTGAATTGTTTTGAAAGCGCGAATCGTTCGGATACTTCGCCCTTGGCTACAGCCTTCATCAGTGCTGAAAGCATTGCGTGACGGTCCGCCTTCGGCACCTTCATTACAATCATCAAACGATTGGCGTCGCGTACGGACGCGATTGGGTCTTCGAATGAAAAGAATGTTGACCGTGGCATACGCGCCAACTGGCGTGTCACCCCAGAGGTCCATTGGGCGATAGCGGGTCCTGTCTGGTTCACCCACTTTTTGTAGACACCTGGGACTTCTCGAATGTTGTAGAGCGGGTCACCAGAATAGACACCGTCTTTGAGAACGCGGTGGATGTCTTTGAGGTCGACTTGTTTGCCTGCTGCGCGGGCTGTATCAACTATGTCTTGGATGGCGACAGCGAGACCTGGGGGGATTGAACCGAGGAAATGGTCGTAGAGTTCACCGACATTATTGAATGAGCCGAGTTTTTCAAGGGTGACTTGTCCTTCTCGGGTGTATGGCATTGCGTCGATTTCGCGTGGCACGAATCGTGGCGTTTCGCCAGCGGGGTCGATGACGCCGAGGCGTCGCTTGATGCTGTTTCTGTCGGAAAGAATGGGCAGGTTGGGTGATGGCGGGTTGTCCATCGCGGCTAATGGAAGGTTGCGAACGGTATCTTCAACGACTTGGTCGACGTATTGCTGTACTTCTTCTGGGATTACGGTGCCTTCTGGGAGGACGCCAGCGAATCTTGGTGCTTCTTCGCCTGCTTCACGGGCACTATAGAACGGCAAGTCAATGACGTCTTTGGGTGTGGTTGATGCGCCTGCTGCTTGACGTTCTTTTCTCCACTTGTCCAGTAGTGCGTCTTTGATGATGCCGTCGTCGAGAACTGTTAGTGCGGCTTTTTCGGTCAGGTTGAATTTGCGCATCAACGCTTGGACTGGGTCGCCCATAAACAAACCTGGGTCGGTGACCGCGGTGAATGTTCCGTCAACTATCCCAGAGATGAGCGAAGCGACGTAACCGTTTTGGTCAATGTAACCTTCCTGGATGAGGGGGCTGATTGTGGCTCTGCCCAGTGTCCAGGTTTGTCCGTTGACGGTTGGAAGTGCTGTGTCGTGGGCTTTGCGTGCTTCCTCAGCGATTTTGCCTTCTGGAAAGAATCCTGTGCCGATGTCAATTTTTTCTCCAGCGATAGCGCTTTTTGCGATTTGGCTGAGGATATTTCCTTCGACGACGAGTTGGTTGAATTTTTGTAGTGAGTCTGGTTCGACTGGGACGGATGCTACGCCGAGCGCAGAGAGCGGTCCTCGGTTTGTGATGGCGTATTCGAAGGTGCTTTTGCTTGCCTGTGCTGCTGCAACGAACCCTGTGGTTACTGCACGGACTCCGCCCTTGGCGATTTCTCCTGCGCCTTTCAAACTGATGCGGGATGGCAGGTTGATTCCTGCGACTTCTACTCCGCCTGCTGGACCGATGTGGTCTGGTGCGGCAAAACCTAATGCTTTGAATGGGAGTTGGAGTGTGCTGATTGAGCGTGCCATTCCTTCTTGGAAGGATGAGATGAGGTTGGAGGAGATTGCTTCTGGGGACCAGGGTTTTGGTCCGTCACCGAACGCTGCTCGTGCATCCCACATGGAACGAAGATTTGGGAATTTTGCGCCAAGGTCGGCGTATGCGTCAAACGTGCCAGGGATGCGTTCACCTTTGGTGTTATAGGTTCCTTTGGCGACCATGCCTGGGATTGCGTACCATTCGTCTTCCGTTTTTGAAAGAAACAGTTTGATGACTTGTGTTTCTTGGAGGTCGAGAAGTTCTTTGGCGTCTTTGATTTCTGATGGGACTGGGATGTTGCGCCAGTTCAATCCGTTTTCTGGGTTGATTGGGTCTACCTGGTCCCACCATGCTGGAGCCTTATCGGAACGAATGGCGAGTTCCTGTGGGTCCATGCGCAACAGGTCGACAAGGGTGTATGGAAGGTTCGGGTCTTGTTCTGGGGTTGCGCCTGCGGCGAGTGCGCGACGGTCCTTCAACTGTTCCTTGTATTTTGCTGCTTGGACAGCGGAGTTGATGTGGACTTCTTTGTAGTCGACAGGAATGTCGGATACGCCGAGTGCGGCGGTTACTTCTGGGTTGGTGTAGTAACTGCCGTGGTATGCGCGTGAGAGACGTTCAGCGGTGTCTGGGGTGTAGCGGTCTACGATTTCTTGGCGGCGACGAGCGAGTGCTTCTGTTTCCCGTGCTTCAGCCTCAAGTTGCTGAACAGTTTTTTTCATGCGATTGGTGTGCCCTCAAGTTCGAACAGTAACTGTAGCAACGCGCTGTTCGGATTCTGTGAGTATGCGTAACGAACCTGGTTGATGAGGTCCTGTTTCGAGCCAACTTGGATGGTTTCTGGAAGTGGTGACGGTAAGACTTCTGGTCCTGGTCCAGCACCGAGCGGGTTTCCTGCGGTTACTGGTTCGAATGGTCGCTCTGATGGGCGGTCTAATGGTCCGAAGCCGCCAGCAGGAACAAAGTTCTTCGGTTCAGGTGCGACAGGTGTGCCCATCGGAACAGCGCGTTGCGCTTCCATCTGTTGCTTGGCTTCACCATAGGTTTGACCTGTGGCGACAGTCTTAGCAATTTTTTTGGTTGGGTTTTGCAGGTCGCTGCGGTTTGAGTATTGCTGTGCCATTTACAGTCTCCCTTGAAGGCTGAGTACGGCTCCTGGTGTGTTGGGTTGGGTGGCTACGGCTGCTGGCTGTCCTTGAAGTTGACCTAGCAAATCTTGGATGGATGGCGGTCCTGCTGGTGCTGGCTGCATTTCTGCACCCATTCCTGGCATCGCCAACCCTGGCATCGTCTCAGGCGCACCCTGCGGTGCCATCGCAGCCTGTCGTTCCTGTGCACGGCGTTGGGTCATTTGGACCGCCTCATAAAGAGGTACGTTCTTTTCGACCGTGAGCATGGTGAGATAAGCCAAATCTTCTGGTTGGTAAGGTCCGTTGGGGTCCGCTGCTTGTGCCTGGATTGAGGACAGTAGAGCGGCTTCCATGGACTCTGCGGTGATGCGGTCCTTTTCGAGTTCTGGGTCAGTGATAAGTGGGTCTGCTTCGCGCGCCGACTCTTTCGACATGAGACCAGTACCGAGGCGCTGACCCAAACCAACAATGAGACCGTTGACATCTGAACCAGACGACGGATAGGTGACGTAGTGGAAGTCTGTTTCGAAAACTTTGTTCGGAACATAGTTGGTCATTCCTCCTGTTGCGCGTCCCGAAAGGAAGAACGACTTTTTCTGATTCCCCCAATACGCCTTCTCAATAGCGATAGCAATCTTGTCTTCTTCAAACAGGGATTGTTCGAATACTGATTGTGCTTCTTGTACACGGAAGTCGACGGTTGCGGAGAGGACGTTTTCTCCGCGGCGACCCGTACGAATGTTCGTACCAGATTCGCCACCGAACTCTGCGGGTATAGCACCCTCCAGGCGTTCTTGGCGCTCAAGTCGGTCGAGGGCAGTGTCGGTTTTGTAGCCAGGGTTGGTTTGCAACTGTTGAATGTCGCCACCCTTGACAACACCAAGTTGTCCTGTTTTGCCGTCAGCCATCTGGATGATTTCAGGGTTTTCTCCAGCACGAGCGACGAGGTATTCGTCGGGGAAGATGCCGCGTTCAATCGCAATCTCAGTGAGTGCCTGGAGTCGTGCGCGGGTGAAGTACATTCCGAGTACGCCGTCGTATTGTCCGCGTGGCTGGTCGAGGGAGATGCGTTGCGGGATTACAACCATTGGCATGCCTGTGCGGTTGGGGATGCGTTCGAGTTCGACGGTTTCTAAGCCTGCTCGTTCGGATGGGGTCATGCCTTCGGTGAGTGGTGAGCCGATGACGCAGACGACGAGTTCGTTGTCGTCGACGTATTGGAGGAGGGTGTATTTGGTGTCGAAGGTGACGCGACCCATGCGGAGTTTTCCGATGACGATGTCACCGTAGTTGTCGACGAGCCATTTGGCGGTTTTGGTGTAGGTGAAGATGCAGTTGTCTGGGACGAGTGCGTCTGGGTCTTCCATTGGTGCGGGGAAGGTGTCGAGCGGGTTGCGTACTGACCAGGTTGGTTGCAGTTTCTTGAAGTCTGGTTGGAGGAAGACTGGTGCGCTGGAGTATGCGAGGAAGTGGCGTGCGCGGCGACGCTGCTTGATGTTTAGTTTGTTGTGGTCCCAGTAGGAGAGGACAATCTTTTTGCGGAGTCGTGCGAGTTCTTGTGAGTCGTTGTTGCCTGGTTTGATTGGTGGGAAGTATGGGGTTGGCATCACTGAGGAGATGCGCATGGAGGTTTGGTCTAACCCTTGGACGAGGAGGTTAGCGACGTTGGTGCGGGCGTTGCGGTCTAGTTCGGAGAGCGGGATGATGGTGTCGCCGTTTGCGAGGTCGCGTACTTCTCGCATTTTGCGCAGCACGGGTCCTTGTGCTTCTTGTCTCGCGTTATACAGGGAGACGATTTCTTCTACTGGCAGCACTTGACGCGAATCTCCTAGTTTAGTTGTTTTGGTTTATTGTAAGGATAGCAACTATTGGAGTAGCCATGATGGTCGCCATTGGCGTGGGGGGAGTTTGATGCCGCCGATGTTGGGGAAGTGGAGTTCTGCGAACCAGTTTGCCATGACGAGGTCGGTGCCGTTCTTTTTGTCTGGGGTCCATTTGGTGAGTTCGTCGACGAGTGCGAGTGTTTTCCAGTTGCCGCGCATGGATGGGAGGCGTACTGCGCCTGTGCGGTAGAGGGGTGGGAGGAGTGCTTCGATTCCGAGTTTTTGGTCGAATTTGTTGCGGTGTGTGGTGTGGGGGATGATGTTGACCATTTGGCGTGTTTGCCATTTGCGGACGAAATCATGCGCTAAAAGGAATCTTTGGGCGGCGTTGATTTCTACGATGATGTGGGAGACGGGGTAGCCGTATTGGAAGGCTCGGTTGGTCCAGTCTTCGAGGACGCCTGAGTATTCGCGGGTGGTGGTGTCGTAGCCGAGGAGTTGTTCGGCGGTGAGTTCGACTCGCATGAGGTCGATGAGGTAGCGGAGGTTGGTTTCTGGTTGGTAGAGCCACCATTGGATGCCCCAGAATTGGCTTGGGGAGGGGTCGACGGTGATGACGGAGATGATGGGTGGGGTAAGTCCTTCGGGGATTTGCCCTGGGAGGCGGTCGTTGTCAATGCATCCTTGGTATTGGACGCCATCTTTGCCGAGACCACCTGTTATCCAGGTGCGGTCGATAAGCATGGTGTCTGATTCGTCGTCCTCTTGCTGATATACCACCTTGAATGTGCGTGGGTTGGAATATCGGATGTAGGAAAGGTCTTTCCAGGACAACCGTTTTGGGTCTAAAAGTGGTCCGTTGGGGTATGGTTCGGCGTCAAAACGGCGGCTTTGGATGCCTGTGTCAAGTTCTTGGTAGTACGCCTTGTAGACGATGTGCTTATATTTTTGTGTTTTGAGTGGTTCGATGGCTTCTAAGCCTTCGGGGGTGGTGATGTCGGTGCCGTCGTAGGTTTCTTCGTCGGTTTCATACGAGATTTTGGAGAGGCAGTGGGCGTAGAGGTCGTTGCTGGACAGTCTTTGTCCGACTACGGCGAGCAAGCCTGAGGGGTCGACGCGGGCTTCGGCTACTTGGTCCCATCTTTCGATGAGTTTGTCACGGGTTGAGCCTGGTCGTGCGTTGTCTACGGAGGCGACGTCGTCGAAGAGGCATAGGTCGGCGCGATGTCCGATGTATTCGGAGTCGATTCCGTATGCGCGGACGGTTGGTTCTTTGTTGTCGAGACCGTTTCCGTCGAGTTGTTCTACGACGAATTCTTCTGCACGCCAGAGTGCGCCTTTGTCGGATGGTTTGAAGCGACCGTAGTCGATGGAGAGGCATCCTTCGGCGTTGATGGCGAGTCCTTTGCGGACGAGTTCGGGGTCTGGGTGGATTGGCGCTGGTCGTTCTAGGGTTTCGCGGATGCGGCGTGAGTATTGTTTTGCCATTGCTTGTGAGATGGAGCCAATCATGACGCGGATGGAGCGGTTGCGGACGATTGCCCATACTGCGACGTCGTGGAATAGGGTGGATTTTCCTGCTCCTGGTGGGACGTTGAGTACGACGAATTCTTTTTCTGGGTTTTCGAGGAGTTCGACGAGTTGGACGGCTGCTTCTACTTGCCAGGGTGAGGGGACTCGTCCGAGGTAGTAGCGTCGGAAGAAGTCGAAGTCGGTGAGTCCGCGTTGTGCTTCTGGTTTGAGGCGGCTGTGGGGGATTGCTGGGGGGAGGTTGACGGCGTCGTCTAGGTCTTGTTCGTATTTGTCGTATTGGACGCCTCCTCCGCGTGAGCGTACGCGGGAGGCTTCGAGGACGGCTGCGTCAAGTTTGGCTTTGGCTTCTTTGGATTTGGCTAGCCAGTTGGAGCCTGTGTTGATGTGGATGCCTGCGATGCGTGAGGCTTCGGTGATGGTTGAGCCTGCTGCGATTGCGGCGAAGAACCGTGCTTTGTCCTCTGGTGGGACCCTTCTTTTTGTACCCATCGGTTACTTTCGACGGAACTTAGGGACCATCTTCTTCGAGTCCTTTTTGATTGCAGCCTGAATTTGCGCGGACAAAGGACTGAAATCCTGTGTCGTTTCCATAGCATCATCAAACTTGTTATACGCGGTTTTCGTATAGTCGGCAACCTTGAATTCTTTGACCACCTTCATCGGCTTGCTTGAAAGTTTTTCGTTGCTCAACGTGGATTTTGCGAACAGGTCGCTTCCAGCAATGTTTTTTGATTCGGTTAGTTCGTGAGAGATAACGTTTTTTGCTTTGCCCTTTACAACGTATACGGAGCCTTTTCCTGATACTTCAAACTTTTGTGCGTAGTCGGTGGCTTGGAGGACGTTCTCGGTCTTGGGTTCGAGAGAGAATACGGCTGGTTTGTTGACGTTTGAGGTTCCGATGTTGGTGGAACCTTTGAGGAATTGCTGGGTGTTTTGTCCGAGAGCAGGAGTGATTTTTTTGAGTCCTTCGGTTGGTGAACCGTGGATACCGTAATAGGTTGGTGATTTCAGGTTTTGGATTGCGGACACGCCCTTGTTGACAGTGTTCGTAACGCCACGCAGGGTGTTCGGGTTGGTGAGCGCGGCAACCCCTAGTTGCAGCCCCATCTCTTGGACCTTGCGTTTGACGGGCATGTCGCGGTTTGCTTTGTTTTGCATGACCTGTTCGGAGTATGTGCCCATCTTCTGTTGGACGGTGTTGACTGGTGCGCCGCGTTCGGCTGCTCGACCAATCTTGCCGAGTTCCTGTCCGTACAGTTTTTCTTTCTTGGATGCAGGCTTGACTGATTCTTTGTAGTCAGCAAGTGACCCCATGTAATCGGGGGTGCGTGGTCTGCGTGGAGCCATGTTTAGCGCTTGTTCTTGTTTTTCTGCTTTTGTGTTGAGACAGTTGAGCCAGCCTTTGCTGATGCTACTGCTGCGCCTGCGACCTTACCTGCGGTGACTTTTCCTTGCATGGATGAGGCGACGGTTGCTGCCGCTTTTTCTGCTTCCTTGGTGACTACTACGCGGGTTGATGCGGCTGCACGGACAGGGTTTTTTGCGGTGGAGAAAGTTTTGATTCCTGTCATTGGGAGTGCGACACCTGATTTGGTGGTGATAGTTCCTGCGCCTTTGGTGGCTGCGACTACGCGACTGGTTTTGATTGCGTCGGCTGCGGCTGCTGCTGCACGAATGTTAGAGGTTGCTTCGACTGCTTTGAAGGCGTTGAGTGCTTTGGCGGTTTGTGCTGCTTTGGCTGCTGGTCCTGCTGCGTATGCGGCTACGGTGAGTCCAAGGGCGGCAGCGTTTTTGATGCTGGGGTCTTTGGCGAATCGTACTACGTCGCCTGCTCCTGAAACTTCGTATGCAACCTTCCCTGCGATTTCTACAGCGTCTTTGAAATCTGCGAGACTGCCGTTCCAGTCAATTCCTTTTGGTTTCTTTGCAGGCATGTTGTAAGAGTAGCAGAGGTGTGGTACAGTCACAGTCAACTTCATCAAGTCCCTCATGTCGGGAGACACAGGGCGCTCATGGTCGTTCCACGGTTGCATGTGGCGGGGCGTAAACAGGGAAACCTGGGTAGACCTCTCATCTTTGAGTGAGGGGAGCAGCGTGATGAACGTCTTATCATCGAACAAAGGTGTCGGCTAAAATTTTGCCACGGCGACCTTCCGCGGGGGCGGGAACTGTGGGGGAGGCGCTTATCGGGTGTGTCGCGTTGCTGCGCTCCCGCCCTCACATTCGTTCGGTTGGGCTGCCGCGCAAACTTCGTTTGCTTGCCCGCAAAGAAGAAGGAGTTGGGAGCCTGACGGGTCCATGTCGCTGCAACATTTTTTGTTACCGCCACACTGAAGCGTATAACAAACCAGACCCCTGCCCACCTCCCTGCATGTATACAAGTCGCATACAAGTTGCTCGAAAACACACGCCGCAGAAACACCAAAAAGAGTGAAAACCGCTAGAACGAATAACCCCTATCCCCCCACCCCCGTATGCCTCGGCAGACCCCCCGTTCACTAATTGACCAATCAGTTAGATACCCCACCCCGCTAACAACAGCAAGCAGACAAGTAGTAGACAAGTGTAAGGGTCGCCTAACTGATGTTAGGGTTACCTAACAAAATGTCGAGGGTTGGGGCGAACGTGTGTTTGTGGCGAACAGGTGTTCGTAGGTGTCGGGGTGGTAGGCGAACGTGTGTTCGGTGAAAATTGTCATACGATTGTAACGTGTTTTGACTTGCTTTCTGTCTCCCTATCTGCTACAGTGGTATTTGTAAGGGAAAAGGGGCGCAAGCCCCCTGAACGAAAGGGGCGAACGAATGTTCGCAGTAGATAGGCAGACAGTGGCGATGGCGGAAAGCCTCGCCGAAAGATTCCGCGCTCTCGCGGGCGACGACAGAACCCATGAGGCTAACGCCACTTGGCTACTGTCGATGGCAGAACTGCTGGACCAAGTCAAGTAGCAAGGGTTCCCCGTACGCCTTGGGCGTGGCATTCGATTGCGATACGGGACGCAAGGCAAGACACAACAACACTAAGGAGGGCAAGACATGACCAGAAAGCACTACCAAGCCATAGCCAATATCATCCGCGAATTAGGCGGGCAGAAAGATATCGGCGTCGATGGACAGTCCGCATTGTTCGCCATGACCCGCAAACTTGCGGACATGATGGAGGAGGAGAGCCCACGATTCGACCGCGCCCGATTCGTGGAGGCTTGCGGATTCGGAATGTAATCCCCCGCCTCGCGCCTTGGGCGTGCCGATTCGATTCGGACGAGGCACTAGCAAGGTGATAGCCTTGTGATACAGTAAGACATACCAACAACAACAGCAAGGGGAAAAAATGAAAGTAGCGTACACAATTCACCGACAAGGGACGCCCGTTCTAGCGTTCCCGAATCATCCCAACTATTGGGTGTCCGAATGGTGGAATAACGAGAACGGATGGGGACACAAGTCCACCGCCGATATCTTCACCGCCGACGAAAAGGCGACCCTGAATCTGCCGACAGATGGCGAATGGGTAGAAATTTATCTAAACGAGGAGGGCAAATAATGTCCTACTACATCGCCAATATCGACGAGGACGTCGTAATCTGCGACGATTGCGGAGATTCACGATGGCAGAATGACCCCAAGTACGGCACGAACGTAGACCAAAGACTACGGGAGGCTGGCGAGACAGGCTACCGCTGGTCATGGACACCACGCTGGTCAAGTGACGGCGCAAAGTGCGCGGATTGCGGAGGTCACGCCAAATAACCCCAATACCCCTAGCCCGTATCGACGGCGCAGGTTCACGACCTACCAGGGGACGACGGACACAAGTCCGCAACAACAACAAGGAGGGCAAGTAATGGAGATAGTACGCAACGGCGATACCTATGTCGCCATCATGAACGAGGACGAGGCGCGAGATATGCGTCGCGCGTTCGGTAATGAGTTAGACAAAGCCGAGGGCGCGTTCTGGGAGGCAAGCCACAAATTCGGGGCGGACAGTGTCGAAGCGGAAGCCACGAGACAGCGATACCTTAGGGCAGAGCGCAACTACGTCACGGTGTCGCACCTCATCAAACTGGCAGGCACAAAATGAACCCCGACAAGTGCCACCTATGCGGAACGGTAGACCCTGAGGACGACATCCAAGAGGGGCTATGCGCGGAATGTTTCGAGGACATGCCAGTTGGGGAATGGGTCAGCGCAACCCACTAACCCCGAACCCCTAGCCCACCGTAGGGTGGCACAAGCGTCGAGGCTTGACTAGGGACGATACGCACGCTAGTGTGTATTACAGTTAGACATATCACCTACAAGGAGGGCAAGTAATGGCAATACGCAGAGCAGGGAAACGATGGAGAGAAGGAGCACCCGACAATGTCGTGGACTGCTTCCACCATCCAAAGTTCGTAGACGCTTACACAATTTTTGTCAAGTTCGACGACGAGCGCGTGGGCTACCTAGGAACAAACGCGAGCCTTTCATTTAGTGGCTGGTCAGATATGAGCAACTATGACGCAAGCCGATACCGATACGAGAACGGTCACTACAGAATCAAATGGCTAGATGTTCCCGAAAAGGTGCGCGAGGCAGTAATTCACGACACAATTACAACGGAGGGCAAGTAATGGAAACACAAGAGCAAGAGCAGACCTACACCTACGAGGAGTACCTAATCGAACACTTCTACGGTGAAGGCGACCCTATGGAGGCGTTCGGGGTGTACCTCGACAACTTCCACAAGAAGGACGCACAACTCACCGCCGACGAATGGGCGCACCACTTCTCAGACTTCGAGGAGGCATACATCGGGGAAATGACGGTCAAAGAATATGCCGAACAACTAGCCGACGACAACTACCCCGAAGCGGTCAAGTGTAAGTACTTCGACTACGACGCCTACGCCAACGACCTAGAGCGCGGAGGCGAGGTATGGGAAACCGACGGACACCTATTCCGCAGTTACTAACAACAACACAACACAGAAGGGAAACAACAACAATGGACACGCAAGAAGAAGAGCAGACAGTCTCAGTATGGGACTATCTCGAACGAGAGAACACGAAAGCACCGCAAGCCGAGGCACTGTACCGTTGGGGTCTCAACTGCGACCGATACAACAACCCGTTTCTTCTCTATCTCGACCTCATCGGATGGAGCGACGACAACTACGGGGCGAACGTCGGACAGCACACGCGACAGGGATACATGGAGGCGGACTATCTTGCCGACGCCCTCAAAGAATGGGCAGTGAACCCTCACGCCGTAGAGAACTGGCTTGATGACCTCATGGAAACGGAAGGGGTCTAACCATGAACCTTGACACAATGGAACGCGCCTATCTTCTGTACGACCTACAGAACGAAGGCTACCTCATCCTTGACCATCTACCCACAGGGTCACACCTCACGGCAGGAGAACTAGAGAACACGCACGCCATATGCGACATCTCGCACTGGACACAGGACGACCTCGACGAGTTCGCAGAGATGGGGACGGGCGACCAGTGTGCCATTGTCGAACAGTTGGAGTTGGCAGTATTCGCACAAGAAATGAAAGGAAACTAAACATGAGATACGCAGTACGCGCCGATTTAGTCGCACAAGACCTCGCAATCCCTGACGCAAGACATGACGAGCACTACACCGACGACTACGTCCGAAGTCTCACGTTCATCGCATGGGTAGATGACAGTACCTATGAAGATGACGAGGACGGGACGGTCGCCAAATTCCACAACGCCGAAGGCGACGAGGTCTACCTTTACAGCATTGACCTTGACTACATCAACGAAGGAGAACAACAGCAATGACAACCACAGCACAAGAACTGTCCGCCAACATCGGCAAGACAGCAACACTCAACGTCGCAGGAACACCACTCAGTTTCTCTGTCGTCATCCTTGACGCACGGAAACGGTACGGCAACCTCGACTACAAGGTGAAGCCCGTCGCAGGTGAGGGCGAGGCGTGGCATCAGTCCACCGCGATAGTCCTTGACAACAACCAACAGATGTCATACAGTACAACTAACAACAAGGAGGGACAGCAATGAGAGTGGAAACAATCATCAAGTGCCTACAAGAACGGTACGCACCCGACGATGAACTTGTCATCGGATGGTGGGACATCGACTCAGGCAACTCACTCATCGGAGCCAACGACGATGAGGACATCCAACCAATGACCGCCGACGAATGGGCACTCACTTGTCACGCTCTCGACGACTTGACAGACCGAGCCAACGAAGACGTGTGCGACGCAATCCGATGGTCAGTCGAGTGCCAAAGGTCAGGGTCGTAAGACATGAAAACGTACACACCACAAGAGGTCGCTAGCCGACTCGACATCACCATCAACAAAGCCCAGTCACTCATGGCATGGGCGAAACGCAAAGCGACAACCATGTCCATCCAGTCACACACCACAAAGACGTTCTATCTAGAACACGACGAGTGGGACAGCAAGTTCGGGGTGGACATCAACTACTACATCGGTGAGGATTCCGTCCTCAAAATCATCGCCTACCCCATCGACGAGACAGGGCAGGTTGATACCGACACGAGCCGTGAGGTTGTCCTCACTCGCACCAAGGTCAAGGCAACAGCATGACACGAACCATCCTGACACTCGACGAATGGGAAACCGTGTTCCAGCCAGTCATCAACCATCTCGACCCCGACGCCTCATGGAATGACAACGAGCGGGGCCGAATCATGTTTGAGACCTACGGCACGGAATACGAGTACGTCTCTCGAATCATGGAGACACAAGGCAGACATCATGTTTGGACTTGGGTCGATGGAGATGACGGCTCATACATTGTGAACGGTACGAGATTCATCAACCGAATCGGATACTTTCTTACCGCCGTACCGTGGAAAGTCAAAACCGAAATCAAGGTGGATACCTACGGCGATGGGGTCGCGCAATGAAAGTCGGAGACCTCGTCACCATCACAGGCAGATACCACCAGTACTACGGGCGAACAGGCACAGTCCAAGGCGTAGTCCAAGACAAGTACGGACTCGCCATCACAGTTCTACTCAACAACGGTGTAGCCGTGTTGATAGATGAAAGCAACATCACACCAAACAAGAAAGGGAAATAGCAATGAACTGCAAGAACTGCAATCAGGAACTTCGAGAGGTAGCAGAAATGGACGAGTACCAACTCTGCCATGTGTGCTACTGCGAAATCATGGACACGACCAAACAAAAGGAGAACCAGCAATGACAACCGAAACAATGCAAGTTGCTATCATCCGCCAGTTCGAGGACTTGCGCATGATGGTATCCACAGCAATCCGAGACAACATCATCCCCCCATTCCAAGGGGTACGCATGTTGGAACAACTCAACGCAACCCAGTATGCGTTCGAGCAGGCGATGGGAGCGATGGCACAATGAGCGAAAACATTAGGGTCACCATCGTCTTCCTCTGTCTAGTCGCCACGTTCTGCGGAGGGTTCACACTCGGACGAGACATCGAACGATACGAAGAACGTGCCCGACGCAAAGAAATGTACCGTCACCCAGCAGGCAAGGGACGCTAATGGAAACGATGATGGACAAACTCGAAGACTGGGTACACCACAACATCCCGACACAGGGCATGGCGCGAGACGTCATTGACATCCTTCAGAAACGGTGGGGGTGGACAATCCTCATCTCAGAAATGGCGCAGTTCGAGTTGGATTTCGACGAGGACATGCTGAGAGGGGACAGGTGAGACAGTGGTGGCGACACCGCCAATATCTACGGTCGTTCCATCCACGGAGACGACGCAAGAAATGGGTGGTGCGTAAGGTGGTGGGCAAACAGGTGTACGGGTATTGGCGTGGCTCCGAGAAATACAATGGGGCAACATTCACCAATGACCCGACGAAGGCTAAGGTGTTTGCTAGCCGTCAGTCAGCCCAGTCCAACGCAGATAACACCATGCTGTACAAGCACAGCAACTATCGTGTCGAAAGGCTACAGAAACGTTAGCCAGTTGATAGGATGGTTGTTTGAGTAGCCCTGCTCCCGAAGTCCCCCCTTCGCTTCGGTCGTAGCGGGGCTATTCGCTTTCTATCCCCTTGTCGCGGAGTCTTTGGATGGCGAGACGTTCGCGTGGTGTGCGTCCACCGAACACACCGAAGCGCACAATCTCATGCACCTCAGCCTCCATCGCCAACTCGAAACACTGATTCCGATACTTACAGAACCCACACACCTTCTTGGCTTCCTTGTACGGGTCTGTTTCTTGGTAACCGCGAGCAATCTCAGGGAAGAATATCTTTCCGTCCATGCCTTTGCATGGGGCGTTATCCCACCAGCCGAGTTTGCTCATCTGTAAATCTTTCACGATGGCATGTGTGCCCATCAACTATTCCCTTCTTACTTATTCCAGTTGGTTTCCTTCACCATTGACAGACATCCTAGATACCCGCAGGCATCAACAAGGCTGTCGTGCGACCACGAACCCCGTTCCATTGAGGTCTTCAGACGGGACATCTTGACTGCGACCATGAACAGAATCGCCTGCTCCACCGTGAGATGGATACCTGTGAACGCCTCGAAGATGTCACGGGTCTGTGTGTAGTCGTCGTAAGGGTGGGCGTATGCCTGATGTCGGTCGCCTGTGATGAGGTCGTATGCCTCTAACAGGACTTCGGCTCCGTTAGTTTCCATGTTCACGGTACGGGTTCCTCCACTTTGTTGCTGGACAGTTCGCTTCGATGGCTTCCTTGTGTTCTTCTGATTCGTACAAGCGCATCAGAAATACGCACGGGTCCGAACCGTCGAGCATTTCTGCGTCTTCGGTGATGGTTGTTGGGAACCCGTCATGGTTCATGCACACAGGAGGCGAAGTGAACCCTGCTTGCAATCCGATTTCCAACCATTCTTCGAGGGTGAGTTTGGTGATGTCCATTAGAACGCTTCTTCCTGCAAGAACTTCGGTGTGCCGAACGCCTGCGCTACCTGATTCATTACCTGCTCGGTCTTGTCTGCGATAACAGGACGGAACCTGCACGACAAACCAACCTCGTCAGCGAGAATCTTGGTTGTCCACTTCTTCTCACCCGTCTTCTTGTCCTCGTAGGAGGAGATGTCCAACTTGCCGACAACCATGACATGTGAACCCTTCTCGATGGAGGAGGCGACATGCTCAGCAAGTTGCCCAAACACGGTGACGTTGTGCCACACGGTCTGCTTCTTGTCGTCTTTGCCTGAGGTGGTGGCGAGGGTGAATGTTCCCATTGCCAGCCCTCCTGCTGTGTACTTCAACTCGACAGGTTTCCCTGCGTTGCCGATAACTGTGATGGTGTTCATCGTTTCCTTCTTTCTTGTAGTGGCACTCGATTGTTCGAGTTGCTGTTATTATCACGCCCAGTGCAGTAATGCGCTGGAGGTTCTAAGAGTCTGATGTGAGTGGTCAAGCGCATGGCGCAACGGTCGCACTCCCATTCGATTCGTGTACGTCCCTTCATAAGGCAAGGTTATCTTACGGGTAGATAGCCCAAGGTCCCCAACCCCAACCGTAACGCTCCACACCGTACTTGTAGATGGTGAGTCCTGCGGTGAGGCAGGTGGCTGGGTCGAACAGGTCGTTTGCTTTGTTGATGACCCCGTTCTGACGAAGGTATTTGGTCCAAAAGCGGTTGACCTGGAGCAAGCAAAGACTGCCACCGTTCGGGTCGTGCGGGTTGAACGCATCGGCTTGCCCTCGTGACTCGCGCCAGATGACACGGTCAAGGATGGGGAGGTCTTTCTCTGCCCAACCCACCTCGCGAGCGAGTGCCCACCATTGGGGGGCTTTGGCTGTGGCTGGGATGGGTAGTGGTTCTTCTCTGACGTGACGGATATTCATGCGACTTGCTGGCGTCCCTTCTGTTTCTGCGGTTGGCATTGCCATTGCCATCGCGCCCCCCAAAATTACTGCGGTTACTACTGCGGTACTTACGATTCGTTTTATCATTTGTCCTCTAGTCGTAGGCGGATAATGTCATCAACTCCCTTACTTGGTCTGGGTATAGCAGAAATCCTTTCGCTGGATTGTCGGAGTCTGGCGCTGCTACCAACTGTCGAATGTTGGCGACGTTATGTTTCAGGTAGCGTTTCAGTCTGGGTACTTCAATTATAGCGAACGCTGTTGGTGCGAACAAATACACCCACCATCGGGCTTCTGTCACAGCGATACCTGACGGTTTCCATCCGCTGTTGCGTGGGTTCTGTTCGAACTCTACGAAGATACGTCCGTTACGGAAGCGGTCATACTTCACTTCGAATGAACCCTGACTTAGGTCAGCAAGAAACTGTGTGACAAGTTCTTCGCCTTCATGTCCGAACGCTAGGTCTTTGGTGAAGTCGAACTGTTTGATGTCATGCGATGGGGCGTAACCCTCTGTGCGCGATGGTGCATCAGGTTCATTATTGTAACCAAGCACTTGCGTTCTCCTCATAACGGCACAGACATGAAATGCGTTTGACTAATGATGTTTCGCCAGTTTCGTCATTGAAAAAAAAGATATCTTCCACCCTAATAGTTGGTGAGCCAATGGGCTTCAAGTTTTTGCGTTCCAATTCAAGCAACATATCTTTTGGCATCTGTTGCCCCAAAATAGGAATTAGGTGTTCAGCATTTTGAAGCGTCACAAATGTTTCTTGGGCAAACGTCCCTTGTTTTACAGCCACGGCGCACACTCCTCCTCGTAATGTTGCTTAGCGCCTTGCGGGTCGCCTTCTTGAATGAACTCGTGCATGAGACCCGCGACGTTCTTCCACTTATTCACTTCTTCTTCAAGACGATGAATTGCTTGAGTCATCACAAATAGCGGGTCATGCATCACCGTACCCCGCCTTATGTAAGAGACGCACCATGTCTTCGAGACGCATCACCGCATACTGTTCTTCGCCTGTGTTGTGTCCGTTGCGTTTGACGACAAGGATGCCGTAGTCTGCGCCAGCGTTACGGGTCTCGGCAACAGTCTCCTCAATCCATGAAGACAACTCGTGGCGTTTCGCTGCTTTACATTCGAACACCAACGGTCCGCATCCGCCGATGTCTCCTTTGTCGAGTGCGCCTTGGAGTGCGCGACGCTCAGCATGGGGGAAGCCTGCGGTTTGTAGGTAGCGGGCGACCAAGGTTTCGAATCGTGTGCCGATGATTTTGCTTCGGTTAGCCACGGGCAACCTCGCTCTCTAACAGATGACGGATGAGGGCTGACCTTGATACTCCGCGTTCTTGGCAGAGACGTTGCATGGTTTCAGCCTGTGCGCTGGTGATACGCAAGGCAATCATTTTCGTTGAACGGTCCTTGCCTGTCGGGTCAACGGTTCGTTTCGCTGGCATCATGCACCTTCCTTGAACGCCTTGAGTTCGTTGAACGCTTCACGCAACTTGGCGAGGTCCTCGACGGTGGCGTTATCCAAATCGACGCCCGCGTTCTTGGCGACCGTCAGCGGTTGGATGGCTGACTTGGCGCATGCCATGAAGAACTGGTCTAACTGTTCTTTGCTGAGTGCGCTGTTGGCTGGTGCTGGTGCTGTCTTAGGTGCGGATGGGCGGGCTGGTGCGTCCTGTGATTCCCATTCTTGTTTCGTCCACAGCGACAGGCAGATACCGAATCGCATTGCGGCGTTACGAAGGAAGTCTCCGACGAGTTCTTTGTCGAGGTCAGCCTTGTCGTGTTTGACTGTGCCGACTCCGAGCATCTGCTTGCCGTGGACGTAGAGGTGTCCCCACATGACTGCCATGCCGTTGACGACGTGGATGGCGGGGCGTCCGTTGTCCCAGCCTGCTGGTTCCCACCACCACATCGGGTCTATCTCGATGAGGATTTTGGTGATGTCTGCGTGACCGACGAAGTCGAGTTGGGTTCCTCCGCGTGGGAGTTTGCCAACAATCTTCGGGTCGGGCACACCGTAGTTGTCAAGGATGGCGCGTAGGGCTGTGTTTGCTTCTGTGTTTTCCATTACTTCTCCCCTTTCAGGAGCAACGTGCGTGTGGTTACTGGTTTGCTGTATTTGTTGGCGAGGTCTGGCTCCATCGCCTTGAGTGTTTTGATGTCAAGGGACTGCCAGGTTCGTCCCTTCCATGTGGCGATGATGGTTCCGTTGACAGTGGCATACTCGTTCGAACCCATCAGTTCGCACAGTTCTGCTTTCAGTTTGTCCTCAAGTTCGCTCAGACCCTTGAGTTCCCGTTTCACATGTTTCAGTTGTGCAACCAAATCCTCAGCCGTAGCAGGTAGTTCGACAGTCGTAGGCTCAGGCTTCGAATAGCGTGTGCTGATGGTTTCATAGGACCAGTTGACTCCTTCGGGTGTGATACCAAGGTCGATGCAGGTCAACCATTTGGATACGGCTTCGACATGCTCCGCCTTCTCATCGGCGGACACATCCTGTCTTACAACATGGAACGCCATCGTGGAGTCAAAGATTCCCCAAGTGATGTGGTCCACGTCCGCACAGATTGCCTGCTGGATTCCTTGAATGCGCCAGTAGTCGAACAGTTCTCCGTCGAACGGCTGAGACAGGGTTTTGATTTCGAGTACCTGTCGGGTGTCGCCGTCCTCGTAGAAGCCGTCGAGTGTGGCAATCATGCGGGCTGACCCGTCATCGGATTCGGCTACGAACATTTCCTCTGGGGTGTTGTAGTTGATTCCTGTGCGGTCGATAGCCCACTTGATGCACAGCGGTTCGAGGTCGTTGCCTCGTGTCATTGCCCAGGTTGGTGCGATAGGTGCGGGGGGTATGTCACCTAACAGTTCTGCGGCGTATTGGTCGGTGGGTACGAATCGGTGTAGCCCGTAGATTGCGGCGACCGCTGAGGCAGAGACACGCT